CTAGTATTCCGCCTCTTACTTGTGGGTCGGCTCTACGGGCGTGGGGTCGCATCCTGATTGCTGGTCGGGCTTGGACGTTCTCAGCGATAGCCCCGGCGATTGCTACCCCAGCGGCGTCACTAACTTGTTGTTCTCTTATAATTTTGTCTTGGACTCGGATGCGTCGCTTGAGTCGTTCGACTTCGCCGAGCTCCTCTGGTGGTGTTTCTGGTTGGCGCTCGGACATTTTTTATTCCTCGAATTCTGCTCTAAGAGCTTTATTTAAATCTTTGTGTAAATCTTCTGAACCGGACATTAGATAATCCATGTAGGTCTGGACCTCGAACCCATCCGGATGCGGATAATCCTCGATAGCCACGTCTGCATTCCAGCCAAACCTGTCAGCAAATTTCCCTTGGTTGCGTTCAACTAGGTGCAGGGCGCGTTGGGCCTCAGTACCTAGGGCGACTCCGCCAATCCAATAGACTAGCGGGTGCTTATCAAACACCAGCGTCCACTCATTGTCTTCATTCTTAATAGCCAGGTAGTCCATCTCCGGGCGACGGCGAAAAAGGGCAACCGCACAGTTGCCCACATGTAATGGAATCTTGCCTTGCCCGTCGACTTTGACTGGAAAGGTTTTAGCCTCGGGTATATCACCCCAAGGCGCAGGATTTTCATGCCTTGAGGTCATCGTCATCCTGCCTACTTCAGCTTTTCGATTACCTTGATAATGGCGGTCAACCCGGCGGTAGCGGAGGCAACCAGGACACTTTTATCTGTCGAATAATTAGAAGCGCTCCAAGCGGTCACAAAGGCCGCAAGTCCGGAGATAAGGGCATTTTTAAGTACACTAACCCACTGAGCACGGGTTAAAGGGGAGAGGGTGAGGGATGTCATATTTTTATTTCCTTTAGCTTTATTTTTACAGTTAATTTTAATGTTTGTAAAGCAGATTTCTACAAAGGTTTGATGTGATAATCGCCTTCCAGCGAGCTATTGGGCGTGTCTTCGATTTTCTTGAGCCTAGTGTTGATTTCGTCAACCGTGACGTATAGGCGCCCAAGGTTCTCAATATCAGCTTGTAAACGCTTATTGATGTCATCGACAGTAACATATAGCCTTCCCAAATCATCCTTAATTGCTTGTATTTCGGCTTCCATATTGCCTCCTTCTATTAATTTTATTGTTGCTAAATCTTCACTCCAGCCGAGGTAAGCTGTACAGCCCATAACCCGGCGACATTCTTCGATGCTAGAAAACCACTGTTGAGTGCCGTTTTGCTTATAGGGCGAGCTTAGCACACCCCTACCGGGTACGTTAATCGCTACATGACCAAAATCTATCCCATTCTCTGTATAAGAGAACCAGATGGGAACCTGGACATCATTAGGCGGTTGTTCGCCGGGGTGAGGGAATTGGGTAGCGTTCCAGGCATCAGTAGCCGTTGCTCCTAAATGCGGGGTATTGTAAGCATCTTCTACAAACGATAAGCACCAGCCGACATTCCCGACAGTATTAAGGTCAGGCGCTACTAACTGTGTCATCGACTTAGATTAGATATTACAAGGAAAGTAATGACTGAGCCTGTGACGGCACTAATAATAGGCAGTACCCAAGTCTGTAGGACTTTCCGCCTGTCCACCTCTATAATCTTAGCTTCTATTGGGCCAAGTTTTAGTTCAAGGACTTCATGGGAAACGAAGGCACTAGGCATATCGTCAATCTTCTTCTCCATGCTGATAAAGCGGATATTGAGAGTGTCGATTTTTTCTGCCAGTACTTCGTTAGTTATTGCCACCATTTAGACAAGCTCCACCCACAAACATAGAGGAATAGTCGAGCCTGCTTCAAAGACAGCATTTCCACCAGAGACACTATAACCAGCGTTGATTGTGACACTACCTGATTGAGTAGTAATTTGGGAAACGGCGACAGCGGCCCTACCAGAGTTAGCGGTAATATAGACGTTTGCCTCTTGAATCTTAGTACCGCCGACCGCACCAACATAAAGACTTCGATAGACAGTATTATTGGCTACACTAGCCTGGACATCTGGGCCATCCAAACAGACTTTAATTTTTCGCCCGGTTGGGATAATTATTGGAACGCTTAATCCTGTAATCTGGGCTGGTGTTGCTGAAGAACCTGTGAAGGTACTGGTAATCTGTCTATACCCCAAGAGTTTTCGTGTGGGGTCTCTAGGACAAATCAAGTTGCCCAAGCTATCAGTTACGGAATATGCAATAGATGAGGCGATAGGCAAGACTCTATCCTCTTGGCCTTGGTTGATTGAACTAGCGGCGGCGATATTGCCAGCCCCAGTGACGATAATTGCGATACGGACAGAGTTACCAGCAAGAGCTGGCGATGCTGCATTGTTGGTAGCTTCAGTGTAAACCACTGTAGCTGTACCATCGGAGTTGGCTAGAATATCGACGTAAGTATCTTTAGAGGCTGTAAAGGTTCGGGCAGTGACAGCGGAGACGGAATAGCGACGACCGTTAATCCGGAGTATCCCTGAGGTCATGGAAGCGTTTCTGGTTGACCCGGCGGCATCAGCTGTCCAGACAAGCCCGGATTGGACAAAATCAAAAGCCACATCGGTTAGACCGGTATGCAAGCCGGTTAAAGCTGTACCGTCCTGTAAGGACTTAAACATCTCCGCCACGGTGTTCATTTTAACTATCGCTCCGGAGCTGTGAGCCCTGGCGGTTGTGCCACCGAGCCCACGGTCGTTGACTGACGGGCAGATGACGTTATTGCCGGAAACTGATGTGTAGTGGATAACCTCGCGGTTAGTGGCTGAATCTGGTTCCAGCGTAAGATAGCCCTCAGTTGAGGTTGGGGCTACGGCAACCGGGATAGTTGTATCGGTGTTAGCGATAGCGCTCGACAAGGTCGTCGAATAGAAGTCATCCCAGCTGAGTGTGGGTGTGGCTGGTGTTTGGGCCATTTAAGTTCCTTTGTTTTAAGCTTTTCATTTTATGGTTGTTTACTGTTCCCTATTTTAAAAGTCGGTGCCTTGTTTGGCAAGCTTAATGATGGAATAGATACCTTCTTAACTTTAGCCGAAGGTTTTTTAGGGAAGCCGATACTGCCGTATTTACTACTTGGCACAGCGATATTCTTCTGAGCCGTAGAACCTTTTAGGTTGTTGCTAAGCAAGTCAGTGACAGATTCGCCGGTTCGGCCCGCGGGCTTTCGGTTGAAGTTGGAGAAATTAAAGCCACCAGAACCTGAGCCCGAGCCGCCAGTAATCTTGTCCTGAGTCGATTGGGGGAAGTCTATGCCTTGGTAAACCGCTAAGGCGCCTTCCCTGGCGGTGTTATACGAGCTGGATTTGTCGAAATAATCGGTCATTTGAGTCCATATCCCCGGGTTGGCTTTAATCCAGGCTGAGCGGGCGCCTGTACCTTTAGGCAGAGCGGTATAAGCATCAAGACTTTTTTGTAGTTCAGGCGAAGCGACAGGCCGCTCATCGAACTGCGGCAGCGCTAGGTAAGACCGTTTGGCCCGTTGGTAGGCATCGGCTTGGGCCATGTAATCAGTTAGCTCAGGGTGGGACGCATAGAACTTCGCTCGTTCGGCTCCGTCCGTTAGCCCGTCAACTTGATTAAATAGGGCTTTGACATTACTAGTCTCTTTAGGAATCTTCAGCCCCATTGGGTCAATGCCAGCTGAAGCTGCCGATTGTTGTAATTTCTGAATCTTATTGGAGATTTGCGGGTTAGACTTAGCGTCTGGCCGGGCTTGGAGGTTCTTTAAATTCTGGGCATTTTGGGCGGCAATTTGGTCAAAATAAGCCCCGCGTTTATCGTAGAAGTCTTTAACCCAAGGGTTGAGCTTTTGGATAGCCTTCTCTTCGAAGTTGCCCGGAGAGTAATTAGCCATTAAGTTAAGTACGATTTTCTGCTGCTGGGGGTCCAGGTCGTATAGCGGGTCGCCAGGTTCGCCACTTTTGCGGTTAATCGCATCGAGCTGTTTGGAGACTTCGAAGGTTTTGGGGTAGCGCAGCCAAGTCGTGGCTTTAGAGGCCGTGTCGTAGTAGGTCTTGTCGTTGAGTATATTTCCAGCCGCGTCAGTTTTAGACGGCAGAATCGTGCCATAGAAAGCTTTCTGCTCGTTAGGGTTCAGCCCTTGGGCCTTAACCGTCGCATCGACGTTTTTAAAGAAGCGTTGTCCGGCTGAGTCGCCATAGATTTTAGTAAACCGGTCTTGAAGTTCTTGTAGGGGGTTATTGCCTTGGACAATCCGACCGGTAGCCCCGAACTGGTTAAGCAGGGCTTGGGCTTTGATTGGTGAGACGCCAGGGACCTTACCAATTACTTTAGCCAGCCCGGAAGTTGAAGGCAGGACTTGTTGGTCCTGCGGGAGCCCTTGGAGGGAATCGGGAACGATAGGTTGCCCAGTCTGGGGGTTAGTCCCAGTTAGAATTTGTCCGGTCTGAACCACCGGGTTAGATGAACCGTACTGAGCGCTAATTTTACCCTCATTATTAAGAGTCACCGGGGAGACTTGTCCAGTAAGGGTATCGAAAGCCGCCGTGGCGTAGTTAAGCGGGCTGTCAGCTTTATGGTTTACGGCTGCATTGTAGGTCTGGTGCCAAGCTTCTTTATTAAGGGCTCGGAGTTCGGGCGGGACGGGGACCTTAAATACGCCGTTCCATTGGCCGGTTTGTTCATCTTTAGATGCCCAAGGGGTAACTACAAATAGATTGGTGTTGAGTTGCTGTTCTTTGCCAGATTGCTGCATATCTTGGTAGAAGTTCTGGCCCTGAGGTTGGGATAGATTGTGAAGGGTTAACATCACCGGCGGGGCGACGCCAATGGCCGCCAGTTTTGAGACGGTCTGGATTGGACGGCGGCGTAGGGCAATTCCCAACGCGCGGGTACCGGCGACTGAGGCCGAGGTATAAGGTAACACAGCATCAATTTCCTGTAGCGCATGGGAGGTCCGGCGGAAGTTAGGCAGTACGTTGTTATAGGCATAAACCGCTTCCTGCATGGCATCATCGTGGGTCATGCCGCTTCTAACTCCGGCATCGTAGGCGGCTTTAGCGAAGCGGTCGCGGTTGGCCGCGGTCAACTTACCGGAGAACTCATCGAGGGCGTTAATCGTCTGGCGGATATTTTTGGGGTTAGCGTAAAATTTAGCCCGTGATAGCGCGCCGTTTTGAGCTATGACTCGTCCGAGTTGGCGCTCCATATCTTGTGAGACTAACGACCCGTACTGGACCTGGGCTCCGGCTTTTTGTAGGGCTGAGCGGAACTGAGAGTTGCTATTAAATGACTTGAAGAATGCGCCCCAGGCACTAGGAGACAACAAAGCCCGGGTACCGTTCTTACTAATTAGAAATCCGGCTGCCGGGTCGTAAATGGCGGCTGAGACCATATTAAAGATTGGCGCAGCTAAGCCGGTCCAGGCGGCCCTGAAGGGTCTAGTAGCGTCTCGAAAGCCTTTCATCACGCCGGTTAGCTCTTGCTCGCCAATTCCACCTAATACCCGGGCGACTTCCGGCGTAACCCCTAAAATAACTGGCTTGCCGTCTTCCATGCCGTGGATGACCTGCTGGCCGGTTGTCGGGTCATGCCCCAGGCTCCAGGCTTCTTCCCTAGCGGTTTGTTTAGCTGATTGGGCGGCGCCTAGGTCAGACTTCATCGACTCGACGGTGTCGGCAATGTGTTGGTAAGCCGTACCCTTTTTAACAAAGTTATCATAAATCCGCTGGACATTGGGGGTTTTGCGGATATCCGGCTCAGCAGCGACTTTTAGTACATCTAACAGGTCTTTCTTGCTCATACCATCAATCGCGGCTTTAGCATCCGGCTCCGTTACGGTGTTCCGCAGGAGTTCTTTAGCCCGCACAACCGCGGCATTAGTCGCCCGGTTGCGGTCTTTCCCGGCAATTCGCATATTAGTCCGCTGGCGGCCAATCTCGCTGGTTAGGGATTTAGCCACGTCCTGCAACTCACTAAAGCGGGCTTTGGCAGCTTCTCTGGCCGTCACATCGGCTGCTGATTGGATAACTCTAGCCCCTGGGACAACACCTTGGTTGACCCGTTCGTTGAACATATTAAATAATTTGTTGCGGTTTATCTGGCTTTGGATGCTATTATTACGCTTATATAATGTTCCAATATCATTTGATAGGGGTAAATCAGAACCTTCTAGTTGTTGTAGGATGGTCTGGCGTCCAAGCGTACCGACTGGTCGGGCGTTGATTCCGGCGCGCTGGATATCTTCCGGTAGGACGCGCTCCAGCGGGACGTAATTCTTGTAATACTGAGAGATAAACTTGGCGTCTTCGGGCGAGATTATCCCAGCCTCAGAGGCATGTTGTAGCCGGGCGTCGAAGAAGCCTTTGACCGTAGAGGCGTCTTTGGCGGCGTTAGGGTTGTGGGCTTCATAATCCGCCACGAACTTATCAAGTGTCTCCTTTGGTACCGGGTTGCCTTGGCCGTCTCGGATTAGGCTTAGCCCTCGTTTATCGTGAACTTCTGAAGCAAACCGAGCATTGAGGTAGTTCATAAAGTCTTGCTGAGCGCCCTTCTTGGGGTAGTTTTGCAAGACGTGGTTTAGCCCGCCTTCACGGGCGATTCTATCGGCCTGTGAGGCGCTAGAGCGGGCGATATCATAAGCGTTCTCCAGGCTCTGGACGGCCGGGAGTTTGTTGTGGCTCAAGCCTTGGGATTTAGCGAAGGCCTTATCAATTCGCGACAACGGAGCGGCTGGGTTAATTTTCTCTTCAGCCCGGCGAAACTTGCTGGAGTCTTTGAGCGAGCCCTTCTGGTTCTCAACTGCCTGGTTAAGGAAGTCATTTAACTGGGTCGGCTCAATAGTCGAGGCTTCAGCGTGGGCGTTACGACCGGGGGAAGTTTGTTCTTTGAGCCCGGAGATTATCTGCTTGGCAGGCAAGCCCGCTTGCTCCAGCTGTTGCTCGAACTTCGGTGCGTATTTCTTAATAATTGGCAGAACTTCTGATGGGACAAGATTATCATGGCCGGTCAGGTGCTTGCTCATAAAGTCAGCAAAGTCCTCGCTGGATAAGTCGTAGCCGGTTCGACCTTCAGATTGAGCTTGTTGATAAGCTGCGCCGTGGATGCCTTCGAAAGCCTGGCGCTCCTGGTCGCTGAGGCGGGTACTGTAAATCGAGTGGCCCATCTCATGGAACAGCTCAGCCGGGGTGGCCTGGGAGCCATCTTTTAATAGAATTGCATTGGTCGAGCGGTCGTAAGCCGCGCCGGTGCTAACATCACGCTGCTTAACTTTATTAACCCCGCCCTCTTGGAGAGCCTGAGCCACATTATCGGTTAGTTGGGCCGTATCGCCGAGGGTCTTATCGACCTCTACCCCATGAACCAACCGGATTAAATCTTTATTATCGGTATTAGCAATTACCGTGGCCGCCTCGTCAGATACATTAGGCGCAACAGCTTTAACGGCTTGGGGAGTTTTAGCCTTAGCCAGCTTACTAATATTACGCATATCAGAAATGGCGCTGGGGATGTTTTTAATTCCCCTAGCTGCGGCTGGGATTTCTTTAAGAGTGGCTGGAATAGCTTTGACAGCGCTAGCTATACCTGCGGCATTGACGATATCTGAGCCAGCCCGCTGGCCTAAGCGCAGGTTTTTGCTGTTATCCCCGACCCGACTGATTAGACTATTGGGGTCATTGACATTGTCAATATTATTTAAATTCTTAACAAACTGCGACAGGCCATTAGGCGATTGGCCTTCGAAAGTCTTGTGGATGGGGTTAAACCGGCCGCCAAGGGCGAGGGTGCCGGTCACGAGTTTAGCCCCGGCGCTAACGCCGCCAAGCCCGACCCCGCCGACCAGGTCTAAGGCGCTGCCTTTTGGCTGCGCAGCCGTATTCCAAGATTGAGCCGGTCCGGAGTAATCAGCTAGGGTGTTCCCGACCCTAATGCGTAATCCGGACGGCTGGTTTTGGACGGGTAGAGGCCCAGGCGCAGTTGCGGCTGCGGGAGCCAGCGGTCGTCCACCATTGACTGTGACTTGCTGTGGAACCGGGGAGCCGACTGGCGTAACTCGAAGACTGGGTAGCGGCCGTGACGGCGCTATTCCAATATTTGGTAATTTTTTACGCGGGTCGGAAAGGTCCATCCCTTACCTCCTTAGGCGTTCTGGACCGTTTTCTCTTGTTGGTTCTGGCCTTGGTTGTAGACGTCCTGCCAATAAGCGGCGTTGGCTGGGTCATAGCTGCTGATTAGGGTATTAGCCAACTTATCTTTGACGCTCTGAGGTACAGCCGCCTTAATTAAGCCGGAGAGAGCGTTTTGGAGCTGGGTATTAAGCTGGGTATTTGGCGCGATTTGGTCAAGCTGGCCGCGGTAACCGCTCGGTGTATTGAGCTGGGCTTGCTGGACCTGGGCGGCTTGAATTCGCTGGTCAAGCTGGTCGCGGGCGTTTTGCAGAGCCGTGACGTCGTAACTGCCGTCGGAGCGGACACCAATCTGTTCTAGTGGGGTGCCATTAACTGAGGCTCGGTCAGAACCGATTGAAGCTTGCTGTGAAGCCGCCGTAGCCCCAATGTTAGCCAGGTCAGAATTGCGCTGGTTGCCCATGTCTTGCAGGGTCCGGTTGTAAGCTTGTCCAGCTTGGTCAAAGGCGTTGATTCGATACGAACTGTCGCCTAACCCGCGAGCGGCGTAGGTGTTGTTCAGTTGGTCGCCTTGCTGGGTGAAGTCTTCACCAGCCCGTTGGACGTTCTGGCTGTAGCCTTGTTCATAATTAGAGCGCTTCTCTTGGGCGAGCGCATTTACCGCACCGGTTAAGGCGTCAAATATCTGGTTGGCTGCTTGGCGCCGGGCTACAATCTGGGATTGCAAATCCGACACTTGCTGGGCTTGCTGCTGAGCCGCAATTTCAGCTGCTGAGGGGCCGGAAGATGTATACCCGCCAGTTGAGCCGCCAGTAGTATAGCCTTCAGACGTCCCGCCGCTAGTTGTCCCCTGAACTTGGTAGCCAGGGTCGGCTTGCTGGATGCCGGTTCCAACTTGGACATTGGTTCCGCCTTGTAATTGCCATGGACTTGGGAACATTTTATTTATCCTTTTATTAGATTTTTAATTTTGTATATAGTCATAGTATTTATATCACAAAACTAACTAACTGTTAACTTATTAGCCGAAGGGAAACGGAACTGTGAGTACGGGATATAACCAAACACTAGAGCGTTTAAGATGAAGTTCTGGTTGGCACTAGAGTTGGCTATCTTAATTTTAATCGAGCGCGAGTTTTTACGAATTGGCACCCGGTAAGGCACGTTAATTGAGGCCGAGTTGGTGCCGGAATAGGTTTGGACTGAGGGGTCGCCGCCTAGTAGTTCGTTACCAAGTAACTGGTTAGCCAGCTCTCCGGTCGAGGTCGGCGCCGGGATGGTGGCCGAGCCAATCAGTGAGCCTTGGTCGTCAAAGATAGTAATCGAAATCGAGCCGCTAATTTGGCGGAACAGTAAATCGACGTATATCCAGCGTTTGGTAATGTCAAAATCTCCGGCGTCATAGGCTTTGGAAATCCAGTATGCGTCAATCGCCGTGCCGTCATCGTTGTAGGCTTGGTTAGCTTTGTAAACATTAGCCGAGTTAGAAGAGGTGAAGAATAGGTTCTCGTTGTTGTTGGTATCAATATAAGTCGCAAACGACTCCGCATTAAAAGTCCCGGCTTTACTGCGGGCAAACGCCAGGTAACGCCGGTCATAGGTCCACAATAAGTTATTGACCGAAGTACCACCTTCTGGGACGCTCAAGAACCACTTATAGTCATAATAAATCCCAGCCGATAGGGAGAGATTAGCTGCGCTGATAAGCTTCATGCGCTCGGTGATGCGGGTAGTTAGCTCGTTAGTTCTAATTGAGGTGAAGAACTGCGGCTCATTGCCCAGCACATACCCACCACGACGCGAGAAGAAGAAGACGTCGTTCTCAGCCGCCACTATGGCTTTGTGCGATACCGCGCCTAGTGAGCGGGTGACTAGTGCCACTGAAGGCGTACCGGAACTGTCTAGCGTAACTTGGTGGATGGAGCGCTCTTTAAATACAATCACCGAGTCCTGGAAGGTCGATAGGCCTTGGATACGGTCGCCGTCGTCTTTATCTATGTCAATAAAGTTAGCCCCAGAACCGGAGAAGACCGTGGCCCCTGGGACTTCAGTGGAGTTGTTTAGCGTTGTAGCGGCGTTAGTGAAGTCGGTAGCATCGGTTACGGTTGAGATATACAGTCGGTTAATTTGGCCTGGTGTGCCGGAAGCGAAATGAAATGACTTATAAAATAGTCCGAATTTAGCTTTGGGCATGGTTCCAGGCTGGGTGCAAGCCGAACCATCAAAGTAGATACCGCCATCAGCGCCGTTCCAAATAATTAACTGGGAGCGGGCTTGGACCATCACCACCGGGTTGCTGGCCGTAAACGTCGCACCAGTGGCAGCCGTCCAGGTCGAGCCGGAGTCTTTTATGTATTTAAGGGATGTGCCATCAATCGTACATAGATAACGCGAGCCGGAAGCATCAAGAAGAGTTCCCAGACCTCTTGGGTTATTAGTTAAGCCGGTGCCGTAAGATGTAAACCCGTAGCGCTTGGACACGCCACCAGCTTCGACAAATTGGATGTTTTGTAAATCCGAAGCCTCGCGGTCATCTATCAGGTTGTCGGAAACATGGACATTTAACCCTTTACCGGGATTGGTAACTTTTAAACGAGGCGATTCTTTGGTCGTCTTGCGCGGCGTAATATTGGTCTTGGCCATCTAGTCGCCTCCAACCGTACCAACACCTTTGTCGCTGTAGAACCGGCGAGCTTTGCGCGGTTTTTGGCGGTTCTGCCAGCCCCATAACTCCTCTAGTCGTTTCTGGAAGATTTGTTCCTCTTGCGAGATGTCGGCTTGGGGGTTCTCAGCTTTTCTAATAAACCGCTGGGCGCCGAGCGCCAATATCATCGAGTCGGGGAAGCGGGTTGCGACTGAAGCGTTTATTTGGGCTGGAAGAGGTTTGTACCAGGCTAGGAGGTTAGTATCAGTAGCAACTGTATTAATAACTGGTTGGAAAGCATCGCCTGTAATCCAATAGCGATAGTCATTAGCGTCCCAATCATCTTGTTCTTCATAGGGAATCTGGACATATATGTGGTCGTTCCCCGAACCTGAGCTTGACGCCCGGATGTCATAGATACCGTTAATTTGGGCGCCTGAGGCCAGCGTTCCAATTCCGTTGACCATCGACACTGAAGCCACGGTTTTGGCAAAGTCCCAGGGGTAAGCCCGCCAGGCTTCTTCCAGCGTCCGTTGAATAAAAGTTTTCCAATCATCTATACCGGAAGTTGGGACTGATTGGTTGCCTTCTAAAAAAGCCAGGTCGGTCAGTACATCAGTCTGGTTAACACTACCGTATGGCATTAAATCTTCTCCATTATCTGAAACTCAGGAAAAGCTTTAACCAGTTTACGGAAGCGGTCTTTAGCTCCGGCATCAGTATCGTAAATGTCCGGGTGAAATAGCTGGATAAAGTGCAGTAGCGCGGGCGGCATCTCCAGTCCTAGGCGCATTGAACCGGTTTCGTTAGTCGCGTACTTATTCTTTAGATTATCTTTGAGCATCTTGACTTTGGCTTTAGTTAGCGAGTCAACTCGGCGGGCCGGGAGCCAGCCCATTTTTAAGTCTTTGCCTTCGCCGAAAGTCACCTGGACCATCGGGTTAAGCGTCAGCCAAAGCTCATAAGCCGCCCTGGCCCGATTGCCGGTAGAGCGCTTAGTTAGAACCTGGTCGACAATTTTCTGGACGTCTTGGCGATAAACTTGTTGTTTTTGTTTGGCTTTATTAACTGATTTTATATCTTCCATGATGAGCCTTTCTGCTCAGCCTGACCCCCAAGCTAAGGGGCCAGAGGAGCATTCTAACTGTGGCGTTGAGCCAAGAAGCTAGATAGCTGGTTGCGGTACTCTAAGGTGATTTCACCTACGACCATGCCGCGGACGGAGTCGGCGCTCTTGGCCATCGGCTGGTGAGCCGGTGGTCGAAGTTGCGCAATCTTGTTCAGGTCGTTACGGATACCCAGTACGTCGTTACCAACGTCGCCGGATACTGTGATGTAACGGTGGAGCAAGATTTTGACGATACCGAAGTCTGATTCGTAAACCGATGCGGTGTTAATCAGGCGGTGGTCAGAGACATCTAAGAACTTGGTTGTACCACTGGTGAAGCCGGAGATACGTCGCTTTAGGGTTCCGCCGACGAAAACTTCGTCAGGGAAGATGCGCGATGCAGCCCATGTGTTTTGGAAGTAGTCGTTAAGAGCTTGTTCGCTCAACGATACACCCGACTGGCTGGTGACAGTAGTAGTAACCGAAGCCTTGAACCCCTGCATATATCGAGCAGCTGAACCAGTACCTGTGATTAGACCGCCGCGCATTAAAGCGTATTCAGCGTCGTCTACCCACTCGGTCATGGCTTTGTCCATCTCGTATGTGTAGCGGTCAGCAAAGCCAGCTTGCAAGGAAGCGCGCTCAGTTTCGGTTACTTCAACTTCGGCAGATAAAATCTGCGTCCAGTTAGTAGCACGAGATGGGCGGGTCCTAGCAGCGTAAGCAGGCGTGAAGCCTTCCACCTGGGCGTTAGTACCGACAGTCCTAAGAGTGTCAGTCGACCATTGGTGAAGCGGCTGTTGAGCCTTAACTTTGCCAAGTCCGGAGTACAGCGTGGATTCAGTTGGTGTTAAGTTGACAATGAAGTCCGTTAGGTCTTCACGAATCGCCTTATCATCATAGCTAAATTCAGGCATTTTGTTTTACCGTGTTTCTGTTTAATTTGTAAAAGTTTAGGAAAGTTGAATTCGACCGTTCTCAATTTCCCGTTGGATGAACCCTTTCATAAACGTCCGGCGAGCTTCGCGAGCTTCTTCCGCTTTGCCGTGAAAGGCTTTTTGGGCTAGGTCTCGCTGGCTTTCATTGGCAGATTGACCCCTTGCGGTAGTCGTTTCTAAATGAGCCGTTGCTTGAACAGTGGTTCGTCTGCGAACGCTATCCTCGCCTTCGGACCTACCATCTTGGCGCTGCTTAGCGAGCTTCTCCGCGGCTTGGACTAATGTCAAGCCTTGGCCTCTAAGAGCTGCCGCGTCGCGTAGGTCAAAGACCATTTCTAGCGTCCCTTTATCCTTTGTAATCTCAGGATACTTTTTAAGGAGCTGTTGCTGCTGAGCGGTTTCAGCGACGATTCCCATCGCTTCTTGCCGTGCCACTGTGCTAATTTCGCTTTTAAGCTGAGTGCTATTCTGCGCTAACTTATCGGCGAACCATTTAGCCGCGGCCTCAGCCGGGACCGTTCCGGTCTCGTCAGTCGGGAGATTAGCCAATTCCTTGGCAATGTCATCGACTGCATGAGTTTGAGGGCTCGATGACGCTGGAGCCGGAGCGTAACGCTCTCGCTCAAACGTACTAATATCGACCTCTTCCTCAGGTTCAGCCTGTGGTTCAGGCGCAGCTTCTGAGGTCTCTGCTGGTGATTCGTCCTGTGAAGGTGCGACCGAGGTTGTTTCCTCGACTTCTGGCTCGGTTGGTTCAGCCGGAGCCGGGGCTGTAGTATCTTCATTCATTTTGGTATTTCCTTCCAGAGGTTTTTATTTTAAGAACCTCATTAAGGAGTTAGAGACTTGCGACTTGTCTCTAACCACTTAATGAAATCCTTACCTTGCTTGCGGATTAGGCGCCCGTGGATGCAGTTGGGTTGCACACAGGTCAGGGCGATGTAGTCCGCGGTTTCATCTGTGAAGTCGGGTTTATAGTGGTGCTGGTGGTCGCCGGTATGGACCCAGACCATGTCCCGTTTCTTAATTTTTAAGGTCTCGTGCTCGCCTTCTAGGACGATATACTCATTATTACCTGATTTGCCGGGCTCGTCAATCATCAGTTTTGTCGGTTTCTTTAAGCCCGTCGGCAATCCATTTATCTATTAAGAATAGAAGCTTGGAATAGGCGTTATAGGTCCCCCGGTAGTGAGTCAAATCATTCATGGATTTGGTCTTTTTGGAGTTCATCACCGCATCTGCCGCAGCTTTAATAGCATCCCTCATATAGGGTTCGATAATTTTCCAGCCTTCACTTTCTTTAAGGACTGATAGGGCTTGGGCTCGTTCCTTGGGGCTGTAGGCCAATTAGGGCATCCTCCGCTGCTTTAATTCTATCTTCCCCCGGCAGGCTAGCTGTGTCAATGGTGGCCTGGTGGACGGTGTCTTGAGTTTGAGCCATAGCGGTCTGGGCTTGAGCCGCGGCTTGAGCCTGCTGGTTCTGGTTAGCCATGGCGGCTTCGTTGGTCATAGTGACCTTGCGGAAGTCGCGCTGGCCGAAGTATTTGGCCGATTGTTCGCCGAGGGCCGGGTAATCTAAGAAGAGGACTTGGTTAGGGTCGCCAGTGATTTTGGCCTGGTTGACTGAGCCGGTCTGGAGCTGGATGAGGTTATTCTGGTAGGCCATAAAGTTCTGGCGTTTTTGGTCTTCACTCAGCGGCTGCATTGACATGTCGTCTACCCGCAGTTGCATATCTAACTGCATCTCCTCAGGCGTCAGTGTCTGAGTCTCGACTTTATTATCTTTCATTATTGGCACTTGGACGTCAAAGTCCATGAACTGGCGGTTATTGGATAACCATAAGTCGCCAACCGATTTAATAGACTGTGAGAAGTTATCGCGCATGAAGACCACGATGTCGGAAGCGGCTTGAATCATAGCTAGAACACCGCGAGCCGTACCTTGAGTCTTGTCTACGCCCGAGACTGGGGTGCCGGTAGCGTAGTTAGAGATAGTAGCGTTTTCCAGAGCTTCGGAAATCTTGTTCATTACGATAGCCAGCTGGTTGGGGTCGGGCGACGGGAAAGTAAACTGTTTGGGTTGCTCGCCCCGGTAGACTAATTCAAAGCCCGGCTCAACTAGAAAGTCGTTCACCTGGGCTGTTTCTTCAATCATAATCCCACCATCGACTGCTAACGACCAGCTGTCTAGGTAGTGGTTGAAGATATCGTTAGCGGCTGATTGCAGGCGCTGGGTGGTCTCAAAGATAGACTCACCCCAGAAGCTAAATGGTCGGCGCCGGATATAGAACGGCACTAACGGATATTTACCATGCCAGTAGGGGTTCTTTTGTTCTCTAATCAGTGTCCAGGCGGTGGCGTTTTTGCCGGATTGGCCGGGAGCAGAGCTGCGGACATAAGTGCATATCTCGCGTGAGTCGCGCTCATAGCATTCAAAGACTTCTAATAGGTCGACAGTTTTATCGTCGACTACCGGGTCTTGGTCGGAGGTTAGGTTCTGGCGGGCTTTCTTTTGGACGGCGAAGTCGTCGGCATGGGCTTTTGCGCCTTGTAGGGAATCTAGGTTCTTATAAACTGCCGCGCCTGCCGCTTCGTTGACGTCTTTAAGCTCTTGGAGCGTCTTATATGACTTAATCATTACCCAGGGTGAATCTTGTAAGGATATCGCCGATGGGGCAATAAACACGTCGAAAATATTAACCGGCTGGAAGTCGTTATAGCCTAGTAGCTCTTCAGTCTCGATTTGGTGGTCATAATCAACTACGCCATCTTTGACTGGGTGAGAATAGGTAACTTTGTTCTTAACTACCCACGGCACCTTTGCCAACCCGGTTCCAGTAACAACCGCATCAATTAAACAGGAGTTAATCTTGTCGCGCATTGGTTCACTGAGCTCCGGGTTGTGGTAATCAGCTTCCATTTTGCGCTGGACTTTTTCGGCGATAGCTTCGAGTTGCTCATCAGCCGGGTCAATTTCATTCGGGTCGCGCCTAACGGTAACTTCAAAGCCGGGCTCTTGCTGGATAAATTTGGAAATCAAGTTCCAGGCTTTAGTGCTGACTAGGGGGATGTGGACTTTTGAGCGCCATTTGGCGGTGTTCTTGTCATCACGAACGGCGTACATCATTTTGTACCACTCTTCGAATTTCTCGAAAAGTTGTTCTTGGGAACCGGAAGCTTGCGAGTAGCGCAGGCCCCAGGTATCGGAGTTATCGCCACTGGCACCTTTATCATTGGGGGGATTTGGATACATTTTTATATTCTTTTTTTACTTTCTTATTGCATTATACATCATAAAGGTATGTAAATATTTCCGCCAGCTTTAGCCGCGACTCGACCATCGGTCAATAGGATGATACTCGGTGAGCGGTGAGTCGGCAACGGGCCGGTAGATGTCGATATGATTTGGGTGCCGCCAGTGGCCGTGACATTGGCGGCTAATTGGGCAATAACCGCATTAGTTAGAGCGCTGACTTGCTGGTCTCCCCCAGTAGCTGTCACCGTAGCCGCTACCTGGGCAACACTAGCGTTACTGCCGCTGCCGTTGGCCGTAATTGTTTGAGCCCCACCGCTGGCAGTAACAACCCCAGCTACCTGAGTTATAGCAACATTTTGAACACTGGCAACAACTTGAGTGCCGCCTGTTGCTGTCACCACTCCAGCGACTTGAGTTATAGCCGAGTTATTAACTGTGGCTATAGTCTGAGTGCCGCCGGTGGCCGTGACGTTGGCCGCCAGTTGCGAGATAGCCACATTGTTAACGGTTGCTATTACCTGAGTCCCACCACTAGCTGTAACGGTAGCCGCTACTTGGCTAATTGATACATTATTAACTGTTGCGATTACCTGTGTGCCTCCGGCTGCCGTCACCGTTCCCGCTACTTGAGTGATGCTGGCGTTTTGGACACTGGCAACAGTTTGTGTACCACCGGCGGCCGTGACATTAGCGGCAACCTGGGCGTTAGACGAGTTGGTTTGGACAACCTGAGTTCCGCCAGTGGCCGTAACACTAGCAGCTATCTGTGTAATACTTACACTCTGTATAATGGTAGCAACAACTGATTGAGTACCGCCGGTCGCTGTAACAGAAGCTGCGACTTGTGTAACGCTCGTACTCTGGCTATTTAAAACCCCAGCTCCTCTTAGAGGTTGGCCAAAATATACGCCCCCAAAAGATAAAGGAACGGATGGTTCAGGTGCTTCATAAGAGTTTAAATAAAAAACACCATCCAAAAAACTAAGAGCAGACCAGCTTCCTCCTGATAGACTTGACCAGTTCCCCCCATGAGTTGGTGATGTTTGGTCATACCCGGCATCAACATGGTTAGAACTATCTCCACCTGAATATTCGATAGTAACTATGTACTTAGTCCCGTTCGTGGGACTGATTCGATTAGCTCCAGTAAAGCTAAAGGTCGTTAAAACCGATGATGTTGTAAGAGTTGAAACGTCAAAGTTGTCAGAGGTGGCTAAGGCTGCACCGGTTGGCTTAGCGCTAGTCCCAAAAGTTCCAGTAGAAGCGTAAATAGAAGCTGTAGCGTTACCTGTTGGAGACCCGGTCTTTTTGAGATACCATTTCGCCGACCCAATTTTAGCACCAGTTCCAGTAAAGGCTTGGCCCATTCCAGTCGTCCCACCACTGTTAAGTGCCTGGCTAATATCAGCGTTGGATTCGCTGTATGAGTCAATAACAGCCATAGTGGTTTACCCGAAACTAATTACTCGAATTCGTCCTGAACCGCCAGCGCCTCCAGCTCCACCAGTACCGCCGGTAGTCGTACCAGCGCCACCGCCGCCACCGCCGGAGCCATAGATGCCATCGCCGCCATCGCCACCATTTTGGTTGGCGCCTGATGCTGCGCCACCGCCACCACCGCCCTTACCAGTAAAGCCGTTATCACCGACGGTTGTACCACCAGTACCACTAAATCCAGCTTGCGTACCTGAACCGTTAGCTCCATGCGCACCGCCTCCTCCGGCAGTTATCGTGCCCGAGTCGCCACCATCGCCAGCCGTAGAAAAAGCCGGTGTGTTGGTCGTTCCTGCTCCACCTCCTCCTCCGGCACCTCCATACATAGATGAGCCACCATGCCCTTGGGTTATGGCTGTAACCGCTGAATTACCGCCGCTAGCACCGCCCCGTTCTGAAGCTGTACCAGCTATGCCTGTAGTGCTAGTCCCGGTTGCCCCCTGCCCGCCAACTGCTATTACACCAGCACCACTAGCAGGAGCGCCAGCGGTTGATGTTGAGCCAGCGTTAGCAAAACTAGCACCACCACCACCAACAGCAAAAGCAGTACCGCCTCCAATTCCTCCTCCACCACCAGGCGCTTTCAAGAAACCTCCGAAGTCAGATGTTCCACCAGCACCACCATTTCCTCCTGAACCACCCGCGGAACCTTGATTACCTGATGTCCCAGCCGAGCCTACGGTTATTGTTTCAGAAGAAGCTAAATCAGAAGCTCTATACCACCAATCTATGTAGGCACCGCCACCTCCACCTGAGCCTCCAGCTTTGGCAGCTGCGTTAAGTTTTTCAGCACCACCTCCGCCGCCGCCTCCGCCGCCACAAACTTGTACATAAACCATCACGGCTCCTACCGGTTTACTCCAAGGAGAGCTATCAGATGAACCAGTATAGTAGTCTTTGATATCAACTATCCCAAGATTTCCTGCAGTGATAGTCGCAGCAATCTGGTCTCCTACAACAACTGTTCTGGCTGATGTGCCTTCACTAGACCTGACTATCGTAAACGTGTCTGTAGAAACCGCAGTAACTTGAACTATCTCAGCATTTGTAGACGTTGGTTGAGCAGCGACTGGCCAGATAGTTGCTTGAAACGGAACAGATGGGAATAGAGCCCCATCACCAGACTGAACTACTAAAGAAGTCCCTGAACTTGCTGGAGATGGTGCAGTTAAAACTGTGCTGTATGCAAAGTTAGTATGTAGTGCCATTTAAAGGCCTGTCTTAGCTTGATGCTATATTAAATACGCCGTTAGTAGCATCCCAGGTTATTACGAATGTTCCGCCGCCTGAGGCTGTTTGTGTCCCGCCAAAGTCTATATGGGCTATCGGAGCGCCGGAAGGGACGTATAGCTTAGCGGCGACTGCTGAGAAACCTGCGCCGGTTGCCGTCCAAGTTGTCGTGCCTGCCGCTCCACCACCGAAAGCACCAGTTATCTTTAGAAGCTGGGTAGCAACTGTGGCTGCTGATAGGGTTCTAGTCCCTACAGCTCCACCGCCGGTTGTGTAACCGTTAGCTGAAGTGACTTCCGTGCCTGATGTATTGTAGGCCGCATCACCATGAGTGAAAGTTGAAGCGCTAAATAGCGCACAGTTAACCGTGTCGGTTGTCCAGTTGAATCCTGCTGCGGCCATGTTATTTAATGTTTTGTCGTAAACCTTTGTCACTACTGCCATGTTATTCTCCGTTCTTTCCTGGCGTAGCCCCGATTAATGTCGAGGGTACATTTATATTTACACTTATTTTTGGATTACCATCTTCATCGAAGCCATCTTGGGTAGTGACTGCTTCGCCTTTAATAATCGGCAGACCATCCTCGGCATGGCCGGTGACTTCATAATATTTGCCTTCTATTTCGATTGTTTCCATGTTTAGTTTCTTATAATACTAGTGACATTATTGCTTGCGTCAAAGGTTAAAGTCAATACTTCTTGGGTAGCCCCAGCTAACTTAGAGGTAATTGTCTGGTAGTTGCCATTAGCATCGGCATTTGACCAATCGAGCTCATTGAAGTGTTTGGTAAATAACCCGATAACATTAACTACTCGTTTAGCATCGGTGACGTTATCATGCTCAAGCAGAGTAGCCGTATTTTGAACATTGCCTGTCGCTTCAAGAGCCATCAGGTATCTCCTTTAGATGGGCATCGCGCATTTCCTCAGCCCGTTTTACGGCCTTTTGGGCGTTAATATATGAAGCAATCTTATACAGTCTTGACTGGCCGATTCTAGGTGAGCCTAGACGGGTTTCCAGGACCCGTAGGGCATGTAACCGCTCAGCGATGGAGTCTGACTTAGATTCCTCACCTAAATAACTCCACATGTCCTCTAAAAGCGTCTGGGTCTTATTATCTAAATCGGCCGCCGGGACTTCTAGGAACCCGACTAGCGGAGCGTAAGGCTTAGCGGTGTAAATTTGGTCGGATAGGTTCGGGGCGGCAACATCATCACTCATGCGGCACTCGCTGTTCTAAAAAATTGTTCTTTACGATTGCCTAAATTACCGGCTGGGATGGCTTTACCATTTAAATAAGAGTGCCATAAGTCCTCGATAGTGCTGCCAGTACCGCCATGTTTTTGCAACCAACGGACTTCGAGGTCATGTAGGGACCCGCTGGGAGCGCCGACATCAGCTTGGAGGTACTGCCGCCAGGCGTCCATGCCAGTTTTTCCGGCAGCCGAGGTAGCCGAGACTTTACTTACGAAGGTTAGGAGATTGTTTGGTTTGCTCATTTTTTTCTTTTACTTTATTTATCACATTTAATAATACATCAGTCGAATCGGCAATGGTAGGTTGTTTTGGCAGAGGATGAGGCTGGATATTGGCTCCGTCCAGAGCCTTAATTAGGTCGTCAGCGTAGCTTTCCTTAGTACTAAAAGTCCCGAATTTGACGGTTTCAGCTAGCGCCATGGTCGGGATAATCACCGGCCAGGACCCGCAAGCCTGGGCTTTTATGCCGGAGATACAATAAAGTTCCCCTCCACTACACGGGTGGCACCAGATTTCGCTGCTACGGAACAAATCGGCCATTAGGGTCTCGTCAACATCGCCTAGATAATTAACTCCCGGTAACTCCGGCCCAGTTGCTCCATAGGTTACTAGAAGCGTCGCGTCAGGATGTGCCGCCATCACTTTCGGCCACGCCTCTAATAACGTATCGAGCCCTCTATCGGGAGAGCTAGCGTATAAACATTGTTTAGGGAACTTCTTATCCGGGTAATACATCTTTGGGTCGTAGCCGTGAGGCACGATAAACACATTGGGGTTATTCACAGAGATATTATCCTTGGCCCACTGGGAAATGTGGACAACCGCGTCATATGGGGATAAGTCTTGCTTGTCAGCATCTACGTCATTAGTGTAGAAAATCGTTGGCTCTAGCCTCGGTATATCGGGAGATTTGATATTGATACAGATATCATTCTCGTAGTTGATTTCATACCATTCTCTTGGGTTATACCTAACGCCATTAACTGGGGTCCTGGTTTTATCGCCGTTCTTATATACAAAGACTTCATGCCCTCGTTTAACAAGCTCCTCCGACCATTCAACGACCGCTCGTTCAGTCCCGCCTAAGCGGGTGTCGGTCGGTTCCCAGCCATCAAATACCGGATTAACTAGGAAGTTGATTTTCACGTCGGCGCTCGACCTCCTGTTTAAGCTCTAGTAAAAATTCCAAACGGCGTTGCAGGCTAGTTAGTTCGGTATCTATATCGGCCAACAGCTGCTCATCGGATGGGATATAATCTTCAAACGGTTTAACAGCTTCGACTACCATACTTTGCCGTGTTTCTTCTTGAAGTTTGACATGGCAGCCAGATACTGTTCGTCAATCGGGTCAATCTGGCTAAAGGTCGATTTGGGGTGATGGTATACCACTGTCCGCCAATTTTTACCGACCTTAAAACCAGCGTCTTCGGCTCGTCGCTGAAGGTCCAGGTCGGTGAAGTAACCAGAGCCAAGTTCTTCATCCAAGCCTCCGACTTTCTTATAGACTTTTCGAGTAAGGGCGAACAGCGAACCAAACTTATCGCCTTCAGTCACGTCATCGCGGATTTGGTAGCTTTGCCCTCGGTCGACAACCTGAACAGTTGAGATATCATAGCCCTCGTTTAGGGGTTTGAGCAAGCCAGTCAGCCAGCCTTTATCGAGGGTTAGGTCGTTATTAGCCACGATAAGAACGTCGCCTTTAGCCGATTTAAGCCCCTCGTTGACCGCCCGGGTATAGCCTTGGTTTGGTTCAAGTTGGAAGATTCTAGTATTAAAAAAGTCAGTAAAATAGCTTTTACCGAATGGTAAGTGCGAGCCGTCATTGACAATTATTAACTCGTCAGGTTTCTCTTCATTCATGCTGAGTAAAAATTGCTCAGTCATGTCCATCAGCGCTTTATTTAATATATAAATTGGCAGTATTACTGAGGTCGTCATTGTATCTCCTTGGTTAATTTAATGCACATATTCTCCGGGTATTCGGCGTATTGCGAGGTCGATTTGACCCGCTCGACCTTAAACCCCAACGGCAGGGCGAATTCTTCGACTCTACCATAATTCCATGGGTTACGGTGAATCGAGGCGGCGTTCATCTCCCAATCATCGTATCGAGCCTTATCCCACGGCCGGTAGTATTCACCGACCAGGTTATAAACCCACTTCTCTCGTAAGCCCTCCATTAGTATCATCTGGCAGACGTAGTCGATGTCCGGGGTCTCAACAATAGCGGATGCCCCAGGTTTAAGGACGCGGTACATTTCGCTAAACATGTGCGGGGATTTGTTGTACGGGACGTGCTCAATGACTTGCAGCGCCAGGATTTCATCAACTGAGTTGTCGTTAATTGGTAGCTCGCAGATATCAGCAATAATATCGGCAGTTTCGTCGTATAAATCGACGTTGGTAAAGCCTTCGAGGCGCTCTTTACCGCTTCCGAGGTTTAGCTTGAGCATAAGCCCTCCCACCATTAGCGAAGTTAATATCGGTAAAAACCTGTTCCCAGCCCGCAAATACCTCATCAGCCGCCTGTTTGACGCCATAGGAGCCGTTTTGGACCTGTCCATTATCGTCTAAATCGACTGCATCTTCAGTAGTCACGCCATAATCATCCAGCACAATTACGCCTTTCTTGGTTAATAGGGGAATGGCGTTAAGCATATCGGCCTTCGCCCCGTCGTAGCGGTGGTCGCCATCTATGTATATCAAGTCGAACTTATCCTTAATCGTCGGCATAACTTCTTCAGAGCGGCCTAAGATAAAGGTTAGCCGGTCGGAGTGGGCCTCGGCGCGCTTGGAAGCCACCTGTTGCCAATCGCCTTTATCAATCGTGGTGATTTGGGCTGATGTGTGGTCCATCCAGACTTGGTTGGAATAGCCTTCATAGCCAAAACCGATTTCCAGAATGTTCTTCGGCTTTAGGCGCTTAGCCAACTTGATTAACGGGTCGGTATAAGTCTCTATGCCGTCTATGGCCATAGGTTCAGCCTCTCCAGTTCCTCCGGCAGCTCGACGCGCAGGGCTTTCAATAAGGATGGTGGAGTGAGGGGGTGGAGATTTTGCATATCCTCATTCCAATCCAGCCATATTTCACCCATCCACTGGGCGGCATCGAACTCCCCGGCGTGGCCGTAGGAAGTAATCTTACGCCAGACTTCAACGTCTGAACGAGCCCAGGAGAAATGGTGCAGCTCAATTGGGGCGTGAGCCCAGGGCGAGTCAATCACCCGCTTATCGACAAACCGGACTTGCGGCCGGACAGCGATAATCTGCTTATAATCTTCCGGCGGGTCAATTACATAGCCGGATTTCCAGTAAGTGTGTTGCATGTTGGTGACATAAGCCGGTAGCGGGGCTTGCTCTAGAAACTTCACCAACTTCTGCCAGTCGGGCTCTAGGATGTATTCATCGGGGTCGAGCACGATAATCCAGTCATAGTCGGTGCAGTACTCCTGCCCGGCGTTGCGCTGGTCTTGTTCGGTGGCCCAGTCATCAGAGATGACCGTCGCCCCAAGGGAGTGGGCAATGCTGGCAGTCTTGTCAACCTCAGCGTACTGGCGGTTGTTCCAGGGCTTAATCGAGTTAAGCACCACTATTTCATCGACCCTATCCTGCATGGATTGGATAAATTTAGGCATGAATCGCTCTTCCATATAAGCGATGGTGACACAAGCTAGTTTCATATTTACTCCTGGGGTATCCAGACGCGGTTCTGGAAGTCGAATTTATATAATCGCCCATCGGCGCCTAACCCGAACACGCCGCTGTCGTTGGCTGCAATTTGTTCTATCGGCATCTAACCCTCCTTTAGTGCCGCGTCCCAGAGTTTGGCTATCTCTGACCAGGCATACTTATGTTTAATAATATTGGCGACTTCTTTTCTGGTGGTCTCATCGAGCGGATGAGTTAGAGCGTAGATAATTCGCTCGGCGAACTCTTCTAATTTGGCTTGGTTAGACTCAATATCTTCAATTACTTCTTCGCGTTTTAAGACGGTTTCTTCTAGCGCGGCGTAGTGGGAGGTAATCGGCTGGACGCCAGCGGCCTGCATCTTCAGCGCGGTAATACAGTTAATCTCCGGGAAGGAGGTTGGATAAGCCCAAACGCTGGCCGAAGCCATCTCATCAGCAAGTTGTTGGTGGGTTAACCTGCCGAGCTCACGGACTCCCATGCTAAACATGTCGCGTTTTAGCTCCCATTTCCAGCGCATTTGTTCGGGGTTACCTTTGTGCATTCCATCATAAGAGTCCCAGCCATAAGGCCAGACTAACTCGGCATCAGGCACTTTCGCTAGAACTAGCGGCCAGACTACCCGGACCAGCTTGTCCAAGCCCCGGTCGGCGCTGGAAGCGTAGATAACTTTCTTGGGGTTGCGTTTAACTTTGGAGCTAAACTGCTCAGGGACAATTCCATTACTGGCAATCACGGCTTTTTGCTGAGGAATCGGCGTTTCGGACAGTTTGTGCTGGAATTTAGACTTCAAAAAGAGCTTATCGAGCTTTTCTAGAGTTTTTTCGGGAATGGTTTGGTGCCCAACCGGCGTATCGTGCAAATCAACCGCCTTAATTCGGGCTTTTATCTTTAATCTGTCTGGCATTTGGGGGTTGCGCCAGGCAACAAAGACATCGAAGGTATCTTCCGGATTAAACAACTCCCAGGGCAGCCATTTAACACCAGCTGGGGACTTATATTCGTCTACCCGCTGGTTATAGACGGTGACTTTCCAGCCGAGTTTCTGAAGCTCCTCAGATAGGTAGATAATCGCTTCTTCTGAACCGCCAGCGCCCTTCTTATCTAGGAATTCCGGTCCCCATTCCTCCCATTGCTCGCCACAGTAGATAGCGATGGAGTTTTTGGGCCATTTAACCGCCGGGTAGGCTTGGATTCTGAGCCAACGCAGGCGCATGTCGTTGCGAATCCAGTGAGGCAGACCGTCAATGAAGGGTTTTATCTTGCCATTTTTCTCGACCAACTGGCCTAGGCGCTTAGCGAAGCGGACAGTCTCCTCTTCGAAGAAGGCATTGGTGATTTCTTTATAAACTGTTTGGAATAATTTGGTTTTGGGGGCAAATTTAGCGGCCTTATCAGCCCATTTCTTGGCTTCATAGACTTCAGCGAGGCGGAAATGGCACAATGCTAAGCTAACTAGCGGTCGATAAGTGTATAAAGTCGGGTCAACTATCTCTAACGTGTCTGGCGCTTCCTTGGTCAGGCCGTTTTTTAGCCAGACAATCGCTTCTTTCATCTGCCCCAGTGCAAGATAATGGTCGCCCATCTTCAAATAAGCGTCCGGCCAGTCAGGTTTGAGCTTCATAGCTTCTAAACAAGCATTGATAGCCTTTTCGTGTTCGTCCATTTGGATAAGCGCGTCGCCAATCTTCATCCAGGCGTCGTATTTTTGCTCGTCCCAGCCGGAAACTTCGGTATAGCGCAGCAGGGTTTCGGCACAATCGGCGAACTGGTTGTTCATAAAGTAAGTTCGGCCTAGATAATAAAGGTCCCGGGGGTCGGGTTTCTCGACTTGGACGGCTTTTTCGAGGATTTTTTGGTTGCGCCAGACCGAAGCTAACACTTCTTCGTGGGATTTATGCTTGTGCCGGACGATAACAGATTGGTCCTTGAGCAGAACCGGGCCACCTTCGGCGTAACAAACCTCATGGACGGGCCCTCGCCAACGAAAAGCTGAACCAGTACGGACGAGTCGCTCCCGCCAATGAAGAGCGATAAGTTCGCCTTGCTCGTTATATCCATACTCATAAGGCAAAAATATAGCATCGGCGCTCTCTTCCTCTAATAGTTTAATTAAATCTTTTATGTTTTCGGGTGAGACTATCGTATCATCTGAATCAATCCAGAACCAAGTATCGGTATCGACCAACTCGAGGTTGGCGTTGCGGGCATCACTGAAGTTGCCATTCCACTTGAAGAAGTTGGCTTTATCGTCAGCCCTAAGTAATTTCTGGATTTTATAATACTCAGTTTTGTTTTTGTCACCGACCGTAATAAATATCTTGTCGAAGTATTTACCGTAGGCCTCGAGAACCCGGCCAGCGGCTTCGGCGTCGTTAGTTAGTAAGCATAGACCGACTGTCATAACTCTCTTTCAGGGCATTCTTTACTATCGTATGAGCGGTAAAGAACCGTTTAAACAGCCGCGCGTCGGCAGAACGCGGATGTGACCACTCATTTATTAGATTGTCAATTGGCTCAGGCACCAGAAAAATAAACTTGGATTTAGTATCGTTGGGGTAATTGACACAACCAACCAGCGTCACCCGATTAAATACCAGCCAGGTGGCTAGAGCATAGTCTTCGGTTTTGAACTCATTTGGCATTTGGGGTTTTCCTTAACCTAATTTATAAACGGGCTAATGTTTGTTGTCAACTTAAAAGTCGGCCGGTCACTGGGTCGTAGTGACGTTCCCGCTTCTGAATCGGTTTGCGGTGCTCGACTCGCGCCAGCATTAAATAACGCAAGGCGTCGATAGCGTGGTCGAATTCTTTAACCGGGATATCTTTTTGGACCGATGTGCCCATGGCATCTTCGGGGTAGTGGTAAGTCTCAAACTCTAAGATAATAGATTTTAAATCTTCACGGATAAACAACTTAGGTTTGAGCGAGCCGTCGGGCTGTTCGTGCGGGCGCAAGCGCTCGGCAATTAAACGAATGCCAGCTCGAATGCTACCGCCTTGGGTGCCGGAGCCTTTGAAAGCCGGGCGGATTGGAAAGTGCTGGGCCCGGAAGTTAGCGATTTCTTGTTTCCCGGGACCGCCGGGGTCGCCGACGATAGTGGTAAAGAACTGGCCGGTCATTTTATCTCGTAATCTAGCGATAGCTTGGTCGGTTACTAGTCGTCTCTCATAGATGAGGTCGTAGATATACCAGTTGTTGTCGTAATCAATTAAGACGAATACCGCGGCAAAAGGCGACTCAAAGCCGAAGTCAATGCCTATCATGCGGGTCCCTTCGGATGGGATTTTGTCCTGCGGGATTAGATGCTTGGTGCGGTCAAAGTCTTTAAAAACTAGCCCGGCCATTTGTTTGAACTCGGCCAGGTACTCCTGATGCCATGTCGTGCCATCGGGGTCTTTGGAATATTCGTCCTCTTTAATCTCTTCAATCTCTTCGCGCTCAATATGCGGGTTGTCATAAATTGTGGCTTTGGAGTAGTACCAGTTTTTGCGCTCGCCGATTTTGACCCAGTTGCCCTTGGTGTCCTTTTCGAACCCTTGGGCATATTCGCACAACTCGTAGAAGTGATTAAAGCCGTTAGGCGTGGAGATAAATAGCGCCCAGCCGCGCTCATCGGACAGCGCCGGGCGGATAATCTTATCCCATACCACGGGCTTCATAAAGGCGTACTCGTCGAGCACCACGCCTCCGAGTCGGACTCCACGCAAGGAGTCTTCGTTATCTGAGCCTTTAAGTTGAATTGTAATCGCCGGTAGGGCTTCGGCCTGGGATGACAGGATAGGCTCACCGGAGTCAGTGTTGTGATGGGGGATAGTCAGCGTCAGCTCAGCTTCGTTATAATCGGCGACTATCTCTCTAGGGATTCGGGCTTTAATAATGTCGTTCCAGTAGATGGATTTAGCCTGGCGGTAAGTCGGCGCCACAATAAAGTAATTTAGCGGCGAGGTAATGGTCTGGCCGTCCTTGACCATCTGCTCGTATTTCTTCAAGCCCTCCCAGACAGTGTAGTTGACGGCGAGGGTGGATTTACCAGTTCGCCGCCCCCAGTTTAAAACCTTATACCGGGCGGGAGATTTGTGAACTTCTAATTGTTTGGCATGGGGTGTATATAGCATTTTTTTGAGGGGCAGTCTTTCTTTTTATGCGCCCCGTGGCATATGGGACAAATTAGGAACACTTGGAGTGGCGTCCGCCTTTAGCGGGTTTGCCACAAGTCACACAGGGTTTCATGTCTCCTCCTTTAGTTTAGACCAAAGACCAAGAATTGTAACAGGGTAATCGAGTTTGAGCCGGAGCTGGCTGTACAAGTGACGTTGAAGTTTAGGTAGTTGTCAGCGCCGATATCAAAGGTTGTGACTGTACCGGGTGAAGCGTGAGCACCCCAAAGCGGGAGCGCCCGGGTTGTGGTAGCGGCGGTAAAGCCGTCAGTTAAGAATGTGCCGAACCCGCGGACAGTTGAGGTGCCGCCGCCGAGTGTCTCCAGTACTATATCGCCTTCAAACGTCCAGGGGATATTGGAAATTCCGGATGCGGTCGCGATAGCTCCGGAGCCGAGTAATTCCGGTCCGGTGGTTGAGCCAGCCGTACCGCCTCTTAATGTGAAGGTGTAGCTGGGCGTACCAGTCGAGCTGGCAATGCCTCTGGCTACGACCCGGATGGTGCGGGATTTAGCTGACGGCGCGTGTCCGGGCAGCCAAAACTTTGACGGTATATAAGCCTGAGGCGTCATGCCTCCGGTGTTGTTAATTGTTACTTCGGATGAAAATGTGTCTTTGGCTGTTGCTGCTCCGCCAGAAGCGTACAGCAGTTCAGTTCCGACGTCACTGATTCCACTCACAGTTTGCCTGCCTTTCTCATGCGCTGAAATTGAGCGCCCATTATTTTACGAGCTGAGCTAGCGGAATGTCCGGATGCGACAAGCGCGCTAACACCTTTGCTAAAACCTTTTCCGGGCTTGCCCATATCAGCTCCCGACCGAGCCTTCTTAGCAGCCTGGCTTTTGCTCAGGATTTTGCGTTTCATTATTTTGCCTTTCGGATTGTGCCTTTGGCAGTATGGACCGGGTGGCCACCGTGGTGAGCCTTGGGAGCGGGTTGTAGCGTCGCTCCAAGATTTGTTTCGGTCCCTCGGCTAACAAAAGCCTTGTGAGCGCTGGCAGCGCTGGGGACGCCCTTCGGTTTAACCGAGTTGCCTGGGTGGTCCGGGGGTACGCCGCGGTTGGCGTCCATATGGGCCCGATAATTTTTTGCCATTTTTGTTCCTTAAATTACTTACTATGTAATCTTATATCTTTCTCATCCATTTGTGCAAATCTTTGCAAGTCAAAATCTGTAGCCTGGGGTTTTTCATTGGCTGGGATTTCCGGGTCAACCGGGGGCGGCCCGGAATAAACCAACTGTCGTCCAGCCGACGGAGCAGGTGCCGAAGACGGCGAAACCGTAACCGAACCTGTAACCGCCAGAAGAGCCTCTAACAAAGCCTTGGCGGTCCCGTAGTCGTCGTTGTCGATTGCCAGCTTAGCCTGGTCTTTTAATACGTTTTTTGCGTCCATTACTTCCTCCTAAATTGATAATTCTTACACAACCTATCTAAGCACATCTTCGGCCCGTAGCCGTGCTCACACTGTCCGGCGTTTGGTTTGAATACTGCTGGTTTTCCCTTAGGTACTTGAGCAGAAGGAGTCTCTATGGGGGGGCCTTCTAATTGTTTATTAACCCAATCAGACTTATTGGGGATATCTTCCCACCGCAGTATATTCCGTTTCCTAATCCATATGTTTACATGCATACCTACATAGTAATTAGTAATTAGTAATTAGTAAAGAGTAATTAGGCTACCGGTTTGGAGAGGTGTGACATCCTTATTTGTCCTTCGTAATGGAGAGTCCTCACAGGGGGGGTGGGGTTTAGTTTAGCGAACAAAATAAGAACAAAAGAAAAGAAAATAAAAATAAATATTTACTGAGTTGTATCTGTTAGGCTACCTAAAGAGATGGTTATTCTAGTACTCTTTACCTCTTGTCTTTGGACTGGCTTGCCTAGTTCCCTATCAAGTATTGATTCACTAGCCTGTAATGCTATTTTGTCACTTTTGCTATCTACTAATTTAACTATTTTCCTTTTAGCTTTACTTATATGCTTCTGTAAATAGATTTGGTTATTAGTACTTGCTAGTAGTTTACTTGCATTAGCTCTAGCTGTTGCCGGACTGTTAGTTTCATGGGTCTCTAAGTATGCGCTCGTAGCTGATAATTTAGGATTGCTTAACATTAAATCTAGCATTTCTTTGGTTTTTGGTTTCATGCTAACAGTATAACTTAATATTGTGCGACTGCCATATTATGCCGTTAACATGATGTCCAGTACCTCTTTTTCACGTCGCAAAATGTGATTTTCACCCCTGATAGTTAACCCCTAAATTGACAACAGTTATCCCCAGAAATAAGCTATATTGCCGTTGACGTTATACCGTTAACGTGTATACTAGTAAGTAGGTTAAGCACTTGAGTTAACACAGCGATAAGCGGTTAACCCTCAAGGATAAGCAAGACCGCAATAACTTGGTTCAGGCTAGAGTGCGAGCGATAACACTCTAGCCACCATAAAAAAATAAAAAGGATAAAATGCAAAATTTAACATTTAAAGACTGGTTACAGGCTTTCATAATCTTAGTGTTGTGCTACGGGTTATACGTTAGCTTGTGCATGGTCTAAAGGAGTAGTAACTAGCATGAGTAAAATGCAAGGTGCTAAAAAAACCCATAAAGAGCAAGCTATTAAACATTTAAAAGCCCTAATGCACTTGTGCGGTCAGGATAGCGGTCTAGCAAAAGACGCTATAGAACTGGTTAATAGCCTATGATATACGCCAGAATAAACGGAAAAGGTTATTGGTTTAAATCACTAGCCGAGATAAGGGTTCGGGTCAATGAAAATTAAAATCGAATATAAGCCGAGTAAATTTAACGTAAATATAAGGAGGAATTAAAGTGACAGAACAAGTATTAGAAAAATCTAAGAAGTTGGTCGAGATAGATAAACAGCGAACACTTGAGATAGCTAAAAAAGCCCATGAACACGCTGATTCAGAATGCGGAAAGTTTTTTGACGCGCATAAAGAAGCGGTAATGCTACAGTCTTTTGACCCTGTAGCCGAACATTTGAACAAGGTTATAGAGGATACCAAAACTTTTGGTCTAGCCCAGATTTTAGTTGAGGAGTTAACACGCTTAACAGATACGCTAAATGAAAGCCTAGAGAAGAGCAAGCCGTTGTTCGGCAAGATAGATAGAGAAAAGCAAGCAAAAGCCGAGACATACAGAGCCGTATTTATGGCGCACTGGTTACGTTCAGTAGTAAATGAATTAAAAGACTAAAGGAGTTTAAAGAGCTAACATGTTTAAGCAAGGTGATAGAGTAAGAATAAAAGGTAATTTAGACACTGAGTTTGAAAAATACCAAGAGGATAACTACATTCGGGAAAGGTTAAAAAACTTAGCCGGTGCGCTACGGACAGTAGCCTATACAGGCGCAACAGATAGATACAACGGTATTGATTTACCGGATGAGATTGAAATAGTGCATTTTAGAAGTTTGGGCAGTCTTCCGGCGAGTTACGTCGAACATAAAATAAAAGTTACTAAAAAAGCTATTAAGTTAGATAAGCTAACAGACAATACAATCCTTGGACAAGACAAGATTAAAAAGCAATTAAAGCATGCTATAGCCCAAGATATGCCCGCCTTGCTTATCGGCGAGACTGGTACGGGTAAAACTACCCTAATTAAAGACTTAGCCGAACAAGCCGGAAAGAAATACTTGCGGTTTAATCTTACAGGTGAGACTACTGTCGACGAGTTTGTTGGCAAGTACACGCTAGAAAACGGACAAACTAAATGGATGGATGGGGTTTTGCTTTACGCTATGCGCAACGGCTTATGGCTAATTGTTGACGAGATTAACGTGGCGTTGCCGGAAATACTGTTTGTTCTGCATAGTCTCTTAGACGACGACAAGAGCGTGTTAGTAGCGCAACATAACGGCGAGACCGTTAAACCGCATGCAGATTTTAAGTTTTTTGCAACCATGAACCCTGTTGAAGAATATGCCGGAACCAAAGACTTAAATAAGGCATTCATGTCTAGGTTTGGCATGATAGTTAAACTTGAATACCCCAAGCCGGAATATGAAAAGGCAATCTTAATGCACAAGGCAGGTGTCGACCAAGCAACGGCAGATAAGCTAGTCGACATAGCCATCATGCTAAGGCAAGCAAAAGCCGATGGCGAGATTTTCTATACCTGTAGCACTAGAGACTTAATACAGCTTGGCAAGCTATCCGGTGCGCTTGGCTTACAAGACGCTATACAGGTTACGGTAATCAATAAAGCTAATGGCGATAGCACTAAAATCAAGGAGTATATCCGGCGAGTAGTCCAACTATACAAGGAAACAGAGCAAAAACTAGGCACACTCAATATAGAAGAGGTTAAGTCTAAAATACTTGAATTGTCTAAAGAAGTTGATTTTAAAAAGGAAAAACTAGCGCTTGTTGAAAGTGACTTAGAATATAAACAGAATATAATTGAACAAAAAGAAATTGAACTAGCTAACAAACTACCAGAGCTAAAAGCCGAAGCCAGGCGAGAAATATTGCGAGAGTTAAGCCAGTGAGTTACAAAGGTAGTTTTAGAGGTAGCTTGGGTCTTAACGGCTCAAGCTACCATATAGAAGTTGTCGACGGCGAAATTGTCGAGATTGTACCAGAGCATATATGGCAGTCTCGGCAACAACAGCTACAGCGTGGCAATCAGGCTAAGCCTGGCGATAGTGTTGGCAATAATAGCCCGATAGCCGATATCAAAATTGACAAGGTATTTAAAGCTAAGTTGCAATCAGTTTTGACAGATAATAAATATAATAGAGTTTTACCCAAGCGCAAGCGTGGCAAGCTAGATATGCATAATTTATGGCGAGGTAGCGTTGGCGCAACAAACCTATTCAGCCAAAAGCAAGCCCGAAAAGGTAAGCATTATAATGTAGTTTTGCTTGTCGATAAATCCGGCTCAATGAATGGCGAGAGACTAGAAAAAGCTACTGAGGTAGCCATGTTTTTAGGGAAACACTTTGAACTAATCAATATAGATTTTTCTGTAATTGGGTTCGCTGATTATGCCGAAATTATAAAGCCGATAGATAAGCCTATAGATAACCAAACGGCTAGAGACTTGTTAGCTAACAATCCTAAACTT